AATATTGTTACCTGATGCTCTAGGGCTTTCTAGTGGCGAAATAGAGGTAGTTACTGCTATGGGTACTGTTTTACTTAACAAACCTTATGAAGCTACTACAGTAAGTGTATTTGAATCAGCACCATCTAAACCAGTTATATTAGATTTAACACTAGATGTTATAGACAATATGTTAATTGTTACTCCGCCTAAAGAAGAAGTTACAATAGAAGAAGAAGCTACAAGTACAAAAACAGATAGTGTTTTAGATTTTAATGATTTAGATATAGATTATTTAGCAGAAGATTTTTTAAAAGAAAATAATTTAGAGTTTACAGAACTTGATATTAATTATCTTGATGTAAATTATTTAGAAGATTTGCTTAATGTTCTTGATGCACTAGCTATTACAGAAGAAGAAGACCAATTAGCACAAGCTACTAGCATACAAATAACAGGAACATTATTAGGTAAAGACCCTGATACTCAAATTACAACATTAATAACTGGTAATGTTATTAGTTTAAGAAGACAAGTAAATGAAAGTGTTAGATTAGATTTAGATGGTGGAACTGCTTACACAGTAATATTTATACAAGATGGCATTTCTAATTTAATAAAAGTTAATGGAGGAAGTGATAGCGTTATTACTATTACTCAAAGTGATTAAATGAAGCGACTATTATTACCTATAGTTATAATACTATCTTTACCATTGTTGTTTCAAACTACACCAACAGAAATATTAAAATTAAAAGTATTTGATTTTTTAATACAAACACCACAAGAATCTGAAAACTTTGTCATACTTAATATAACTGAAGAAGATGTAGAACGAGAAGGTGGTTATCCACTACCAAGACAAAGACTTGCTGAAATACAAATAGATTTAATTAATGAAGGTGCTATAGGTGTAGGCTGGGTTATATCTTTTCCACAAGCAGACAGAATGGGTGGCGATGAAATGTTTGCAACAGCACTTAGTTATGCACCATCTGTTATAGCTATGTTTGAAGATAATAAAGGCAGTTATCCTAAATCTATGGGAACAGTTGTTAAAGGTAATGATGTTAATGGTATAGTATCTTTGGGAGTTAAGGAAAACCTGAACACTCTAAGAAATAATACATTACAGGGTTTAGCCATTGCTCCCACTGAAGTTGACCAGCTTGTAAGAAGAATACCTTTACTTGTAAGCACACCTGATAATGAATGGATACCTAGTTTTGGTACACAAATATATAAAGCTTTATTTAATGTCAAAACTTATATTATAAATACTAATGATAATGGTATATCAGAAATATCTATAAGAGGATTACCACCAGTTAAAACAGACAGCCTTGGTCGTAAATGGATTAGTTGGGTTGATACAACACAAACTGATTTACAAGAAATGAAAGTAGCAGGTAAGTTTGTTTTTGTTGGCGTAACTGCTAACGGAGTCATGCCACAAATAGCAACACCTGTAGGTTTGTTAGAACCACATAAAATACAAACAGCACTTGCAGAGTCTATACTAATACAAGATAGTCCTTATATACCTGATTGGTCATTAGCTGCTGAACTAGTAATGTTTATTGTATTTGTTAGTTTAGTTTGGTTTGCACTTCATTTGTTTGGTATTACTTGGGGTATATCTGTTGCTACAGTTTTAATGTTTATTACTGGTAGTTTGGGTTACTACTTTATAAGTAAAGGTATATTAATAGATGTATCTTGGACTTTAATATCAGAATTTATTACAGGTTCTATAGCTTTTTATTTAAGGTTTAGACAACAATATAAATTAAGACAATTAATTAAAAAACAATTTGAACATTATCTTGACCCTAGACAAGTTAAACAATTACAAGATAATCCAGAGTTACTTAAATTAGGTGGAGAAAGAAAGTATTGCACTTTTCTTTTTACTGATGTGCGTGGCTTTACTTCTTTATCAGAACAATTAGAACCAGAAGAAGTTACTGAAATTATGAACAAAGCTCTTACAATACAAGCTGATGCAGTAAAAGAATATGGTGGTATGGTAGATAAATATATAGGAGATGCAATGATGGCTATATTTAATGCACCTATAGATTTACCAAACCATGAAACCGCTGCTGTATTATGTGCTATAGAAATAAAAGAAAAAATGCAACAAGCAAATTTAAATATTGAAATAGGCATAGGTGTTAATAGTGGAAATGCTGTTATAGGTAATATGGGAAGTAATACTAGGTTTGATTATTCTGCTATAGGAGATGCGGTAAATCTTGCAGCTAGACTAGAAAGCTCAACCAAAGAAGTTGGTGAAGATATTGTTATAGGCTATAGCACCATTAGTAATAAAAACTTTAATAATGAAATAACATTAAAAGAATTAAAAAGTATTTATGTAAAAGGAAAAGAAAAACCAATAAATATATATACTATAAATTAACATGAATAAACTTAAATTAATTATTAAATGGATTATAAAAAAATTTCAAACACGCTATAAAATAACAGTATCTTTTAATAGAGAGTATGGGGATACTGATGACAAAAGTTATATTTCAAAAAAAATACTTACCCAAAAAGAAAAACATTTAAAATTTAGAACGCTTGATAAAAAATTAATTGAATATAGAAGTTCTACAGGACTAAACTATATTATTGAGGAAGACGAATAATGCAACAAGTACTTATAGGAATTATTATAGTATTAGGATTAGGTGGGTATTGGCTATACAACGAAAATGTAACTTTAAAATCTAACAACATTGCTTTAGAAAATGCTATAGCTACACAAGAAGAAGCAATAGAAAGTTTACAAAATGACTTTGAATTACAAACAACACAGTTAAACGAGCTTAGTATTAAAAGCCAAGCGGCACAAAGAGAATTAAATAGATACACACAGTTTATAAAAGACTATGAACTATCTGCAAAAATACTTGCAGACCCAGTAGAAATGGAAAGGAAAATAAATAATGGTACAAAACATATCATGGAAGACATCGAGAAAATCAGCAATGTTGTTGATGACCTTGATGATGGCTTGCAGTTGCAGTCTGATTCCGACTAAACAAATAGAGGTTACAGCAAAACCACTAGATAGGACAATAGTACAACCTGTTATGCCTAGAGAAATAGATTTAAAAGAACCTATGTGGATTGTTGTTACTCCTGATAATTGGGAAGAACAACTAGCTAGAATAGAAAAACAAGAAGGTGAGTTAGTATTTTTAGCTATGACAATACCTGATTACGAAGTCATGGCTTATAATATGCAAGAACTTAAAAGGTATATAAATGAACTTAAAGAAGTTGTTGTGTATTATAGAACAGTTACTACAACTAAAAAGGAGCAGTAGTATGAACATATCAAAAGAAGGTATTAATTTAATTAAAAAATTTGAAGGGTGTGAGCTTGAAGCTTACAAATGTGCAGCAGGAGTATGGACTATAGGTTATGGTTCAACTCATGGTATAGAAAAAGGTATGGAAATATCACAAGAAAGAGCAGATATGTTGTTACTTGAAGATGTAGAAAAGTTTGAAAAAATTGTAAATGATGCTGTTAATGTTTCTTTAGTACAATGTCAGTTTGATGCTTTAGTATCTTGGACTTTTAATCTTGGTGGAGGAAATCTTAATTCTTCAACTATGTTAAAAGTTTTAAATGATAGAAAGTATGATGAAGTACCATCGCAAATAAAAAGATGGAACAAAGCAGCAGGTCAAGTAAAACAAGGTCTTATTAGAAGAAGAGAAGCAGAAGCTTTACTGTTTGAAGGTAAAGAATGGCATGAGGTATAACAATGCCTTTTGCAAAGTTTGTATTTAAACCCGGAATAAATAAAGAAGGAACTAATTATTCTAATGAGAATGGTTGGTTTGATGCAGACAAAATTAGATTTAGAAAAGGCAGACCAGAAAAAATAGGTGGTTGGGAAAAATATTCTAATAATACTTTTCAGGGAACTTGTAGAAAAATCCATGTATATAAAGATATAGAACAAAGCCAATATAAAATATTAGGTACACATAAAAAACTTTATGTATTAGAAGGAGATGTGTATAACGATATAACTCCTATTAGAAGTACAACATCTGCAGGAGATGTAACTTTTGCAGCAACAAATGGAAGTTCAACTATAACAGCAACTGATACTTCTCATGGTGCAGTAGCAGGAGACTTTGTTACATTTAGTGATGCTGCTAGTTTAGGTGGTTTAATAACTGCAGCTGTACTTAATCAAGAGTATGAAATAGTTTCTATACCTAGTACTAATACATTTACATTTGTAGCTAAAGATACAAGCGGAACTGAAGTAACTGCAAACAGTAGTGATAGTGGCAATGGTGGTAGTTCTACAGTTGGTACCTATCAAATTAATGTAGGACTAGATGTTTTTGTATCATCAACTGGTTGGGGTGTAGATACATGGAGTACAGGAACATGGGGTTCTTCAACAGCTTTATCTTTAAATAATCAATTAAGATTATGGACAATAGATAATTTTGGAGATGACACTATAGCAGCACCTAGAGGTGGACCTTTATATTACTGGGACGAGTCTAGTGGTTTAGGAACAAGAGCAGTATTAGCTAGTAGCAAAAGTGGTGCAAGTAATACACCAGTTGCAATATCTCAACTATTAATGTCAGATGTTGACCGCCATGTTATAGCATTAGGTTGCAATCCTATAGGTTCATCTACTATTGACCCTTTGTTAGTAAGATTTTCTGATTCAGAAAATGCAGTAGATTGGACACCAACAGCAACAAATTCTTCTGGTGGTGTAAGATTATCTACAGGAAGTTTAATAGTAGGCGGTTTACAAACAAGACAAGAAATACTTATTTGGACAGATGTAGGTGTGGTTTCAATGCGTTTTGTTGGACAACCTTTTATATTTAGTTTTAATGAAATAGCAACAGGTATGTCTTTAATATCTCCAAATGGTGCAGCTACTGCAGGTGGAGTAGTTTACTTTATGGACGATGGAGCTTTTTATCAATACGCAGGTTCAGTACAAAAACTACCATGCACAGTATTAGATTATATATTTAGTGATTTTAATAAAGGACAAGCTTACAAAGTTTTTGCTGCTCCTAATCCTAAGTATAATGAAATTATTTGGTTTTATCCTAGTGCTAGTTCAACAGAAATAGATAGATATGTAACTTATAATTATTTAGAAAATAGTTGGAGCATAGGAACAACAAACGATGGTTTTGTAAGAACAGCTTGGAATCCAGCTTACAGTTTAGATTATCCTATAGCTGCTAGTAAAAATAATAGTTCTGGTTTAAATTATTTATATAATCAAGAGTTTGGTTGTTTAGCAGATGGAGATGGATTTACTGCTTTTATAGAATCATCTGATTTTGATTTAGACCCAGCAGGAGAAAGCTTTATGTATATGTCTAAATTAATTCCAGATTTAGAATTTAGAAAATCATCTGATACAGGTAATACAGTTGATTTTATAATTAAAGGTAGAGACTATCCTTTACAAGATTTATCTACACTATCTACAACATCTGTTACACCTAGTTCTACATTTACAAACATAAGAGGTAGAAGCAGACAAAGTGCTATAAGAGTAAGTAACTCTAGTGGTAATTTTGGTTGGAGATTAGGCGATATAAGATTAGAATTAAGACAAGATGGTAAAAGATAATGGCAGATAAAAGTGCAATACCCTTACCTATAACAACTCCTGAATATGAAGAGTTAAATGAATCTATTACTAGAAGAACAATAGAACAAACTTTTCAAGATATAAATTCAGATATAGGTAACTCTAAAAGAAAACAAGATAGCGTAAGTAGTAAGGCTATGCGAAGACATCAATTTTTATTAATGGGAGTTACAGGTGGCTGATAGTTTAAAGGTATTAGGACAAGTTGACCCAGCAGCTACTACTACTACAGTTCTTTATACTGTACCAGATAAAACCCAAACAACAGTAAGTTCAATAGTAGCTGCAAATAGAACAGGCTCTGCAATAACATTTAGATTAAGTGTTCATGTTGACGGAGCAGGTGCAGATGATAAACAATATCTTTATTATGATAAATCTGTAGCAGCAAACGATTCATTAACTATTGTAATAGGAATAACTTTAAATCAAACAGATGTATTAAAGGTTTATACCAGTGCAGTAGATATGAGTTTTAATATATTTGGTTGTGAAACAACCGAGGAAAGATAAATGGATATAAGACAACAAACCCAAAATGTAGCAGCACAAGGTCGTTATGGCGACAATATGTTACTTCATGTTAATCCTGTAGAAATGCAAGGGTTAGCATCTGTTATGCCATTAACAAAAAATCCACAAACAGGACAGCCTGAAGCTTTCTTGCCTTTCTTAGCACCACTATTAGGTTCTTTAGGTGGTAGTGCTTTACTTGGCGGAACTATGGGTAATTTAGCAGCAGGAGCATTAGGTTCTGGTTTAGCAACTGCTGTTCAAACAGGAGATTTAAGACAAGGTATATTAGCAGGTATAACAGGATTTGGTTTAGGTAGTGCATTACAAAGTGCAGGAGCAGCAGCACAAGGACTTCAAGCAGGAACAGAAGCAGCTGGTACTGCAGCACAAGGAGCCTTACAAACTGCTGCAGATGATATAGTAGGACTTCCGGGAGCAACAGGTGGTGTAGGAGCAGTAACAGGACCAATTACAAATACAGGTGCTGCTATAACTGATGTGCTTTCAGACACAGCAGCACAAGATATTGTTGCTCAAAGTCTTCAAGAAAGTGCTGCTAAACAAGCTGCAGCTCAAACATTTGTTGACCCAGTATCAAAAACTGTAGCAAATATACCATATGATGTTGCACCTATTGCTAGTAATGTAGCAGGAGAAGTAGCAAAAGACCCAACTTTATTTAAAAGTTTACAACAAGCATTTCAAAGTCCGGGAACTATAAACCCAACTTCAGGTGTAGTATCAGGTGCAGGAGAATTTAGTTTAGGCACTGGTGCAGGTAATTTAGCATCAAGTTTATCTAAACCTAGTTCATTTTTACCAATAGCTTTAGGTGAAGGTACTAGAGGTACTATACAAGCACAAGAAGATTTTGAACAAGCTATGAAAGATTATGAGCTTGGAAAAATAAGAGAACAAGAAGAGCTATATGCTATGTATCCAGAACAAATACCAATGAGTAGTCCTTATTACTATGGTAAAGAAGGTGGAATTATTGGTATGCAAAAAGGTGGAGAAGTTCTTGATGAAGAAAGAAGTGTAAGTTTTCTTCCCGGAAAAGGAAGATTAAGAAGACCTCCTATAGATAGATTACAACCGCCACCACCACCACTACCTACAGGTAGTTTTGAAGCTGCTATGTCTGGTGGTCTTGATGCTTATTACACACCACCTAAACAACTTAGTGGTCCAGTAACAGCAGAGTCTGTACCTGTAATAAACCCAATGACAGGAACAGCTATGTTAGATGAAGAAGGAAATCCTATAGCATCAGGACAATTTAAACCATCTGCTAATTACAGACCCGGTATTGACCCAGAGTTTAACTACTTACCCGGTGGTAATAGAAGTGCTTCATCTTTAACAGGTTTAGGTAATTTTCTTGGACAAACAGGATTTGATTTAGGTGGAATAAATCCTTATATAGCAGCTAATATGTTAAGTAATCCTAGAATAGAACAAAGACTTATAGACATGATGGAACCTAATAATAGAGTTAATGAACAAAGAAGAGACTTTGGTCCTATGTTTGACCCTGTAAATATAGATATGAGTAATTTATATTCACAACCTTATACTTCAAACATTACACCTATCACAGACCCTATGCCACCAATGCGTGATGATTTTATGTCTATAGATAGAATGGGTAATGATATGAGAGATATAGGTATGTCAAAATATGATATTAGCAATCCGCCACCAATATCTGAACGAATACCTCTAGGAGGAACAGGTATGTTTGGTGGAGGTTTAGAAACACCTTTTGTAGGAGATAACATGACAGACCCAAGTTTAGCAGCTGCAGTTATAGCTCCACCTATGGCACCACCTAAACCTTTAGGAGAAGATGTACCATTTATACCACCAGCAATGCCACCAGTAATGGATACAATAATTCCTCAAATGCCAAATGAATTATCTGTACCATTTATACCACCACCAGTAGTACCACAAGTACAAAATCCTTTTATACAATTACCAACACCGCCTATGCGTGATGATTTTATGTCTATAGAAAGACTAAATGATTTTCCTTATAGAATGGAAAAAGGTAAACAAATACCTGATGATGCAAAAGGATTACAAGCTTTAGCTAAAACAGAAAAAGGTAAAGATGTAGTAAAAGGTATGGGATTTGAATTTGACATGGGTGGTATGACACCTAGCCCAGATGAAATACAACAATTACAAATGGCTGTATTAGGACAAATATCAAATAATGAACAAGTTATTGAAATGTTTGTAGAAAAATATGGTAACGAAATGTTTATGATGATAAGAGAACAAATATTAAATCCATCAGGAAATGCACAAACACAAGGAATGATAGAGGGTATGGGTAGTGGAATGGACGACCAAGTATTAGGAATGATTGGTAGTCAACAACCTGTAGCTGTATCTCCCGGTGAGTACATTGTACCAGCAGATGTTGTATCAGGATTAGGAGATGGTTCTTCTGATGCAGGTGCAAAAGAACTTGATGGT